AAGTAGCGTTGCGCCTTGATGCGGTCATTCGTGATTTCGCTCTCTACAAAGTCAACAGCCTGAGCCATAGCGTATTGAACGATACCTTCGATCTCACGTTTATCTTTTGCTTGTGGCTGCATGTTATTGCTCCGATCCTGCTGATAGTCCCAGCACCTGCATTAAGTTCTTAGAAACCTTGTCTCTAAACTGCGGGCGAACACCCGATATGATGGTGTCCTTAATTTGATCTACCGCGTCAAGAGTTTTGCGATCCACCACACCCTTAGCGGTCATGCCTGCAGCAGTTACGCCCAGCATGGCTGGGTTGGCTGCGACTGCACCTACGTTTAAAGCTGCCATCAGGCCATTACCTGTAGGCGATAGCTTACTCATCAGGCGCAATACGTTATCACTTATAGAGCCTGTCACGAAACGCTCCATCATTGTGATCTCATCTGGGTCAAACTGCGCTCTGCTACTGGGCGTTCTGAGTATTTTCCTGACAGCTTGGCGGTATGAATTGACAACATTCCCACCCGAACCAGTCGCCGCCGCAGACAGCCTTGCTTGCTCCATAGCCTCATCAAAGGCCTTAATCTTATAATAACGTCTGCTTTGTAGGTTTGCTGCCCTTAGCAAATCCCCTGCGTCACCGCCTACTGTGCTTGCAACCTGTGATGCCTTGGCCTCGAGAGTGTCTTTTACGTTGTCACGTATAAACTTTAGTTGAGGCTTAAATCCGCTCTTCTTATAAAGAGTGTTTAACTCTTTTACCAAGTTATTAAGCTGCGCTGCGTTAAAAGTGTCACCCGTATGCGCTGCAACTTTCTGTATCGCTTGGTCAATAAAATCCGCGTCACCGCCCCCACGCGGTGAGTACCCGACAAATACATCCTTGCGATTGTTGGCAATGGCAACACCCAAGTCTCTATTTACATCATCCATGTTGATCGCAAGTTTACCCGCAACCTGCTCAAACTCATCCCAAGCCTTGTTTTTAGATTGCTCTGCAGTTTCTAGGGCTGGTGACTTAAAGCTTTTTTTCTGCAGCGCTTCCGCTGTCTTGTTGTATACTTTCCCCGCACGACTAATCGCAGCAGGTCCAGCAAACGCACCGACTATACGCGCGGCACCCTCAAAGTCTGTACCCTCTGCAAGCTGACCTGCGCCCTCACTTGCAGCGCCAGAGATAGCCGCCGCCCGCACGCCTTGGCCTGTCAGGCCAGCTTGGCCTATGTCGGACGCAATCTGCGCACCTTTTGCGGCACCAGCGGCCCGCAATCCTTTGCTGACAGCGCCAGCTACAGGCGCAAGCCCAACTCCGCCACCGACAAATTCGCCAACTGTTCCTGCGAACTGCCCGCCTAACGTCTGACCTCTGGCAGCAAGTTCTGGGCTTTCGATGCCGATACCTTGGCCCAACTGGCTGATACCCTCGTATGCGCCCTCTATAGCTCTTCCTGTTCTCGTATCAAGTATTGGGGTTCTGGTTTCAGCGCCAGTGGCAATCTCGCCTAGACGAACTGCGCCACGACCTGCCATTTCTGGCAGCTCAACAGCAGCTTTACCACCACGAATTAAGCCGCGCGCTGCGCTACCTATTACATCACCGATCTGTTCGCCAATGGTGTCAACTTCGCCCTCACCAACAATGTTCTCATAGAGCATCTCGCCAAATGTGCGTTCAGACTTATCATCTGGCGCAGCCTCTTGCTCGACACCTAGCTGCTGCTTTACAACACGCTGAATTACTGCCTGATCAGTGCCATCAGGAAATTCCAAAATTGTGCCATCAGGTAGCTCTGCTTCAATCATTTTATGATATTTCCTTGCGCGTCAAACTTGATGCGGTTCACATTACCCTGACCTGAGCCTGTCAGCATATTAATGTCGGACTGAGAAAAATAATCAAAAGGACTAATGACTTCACCAGTTATTTTATTGGTTAATCCTTTTTCATTATCTTCCTGCGCAGCTTGATAAATCTTCAACATTGAAGAGCGATACTGTTCCTCAAGGCGCTCAAGATTTCTAACAAGTTGCTCATCGCTTTGGGCAGTGTTTAGGCTACCAAGACTTGCCTGCAGTGATTTAAGTTCCTGAACAGCAACCTGCCCCAGCGCACCGCCTGTAGGGCTTTCCTTTCTCATCTGGTCAAGTCGGTCAAATCCGATATTTGCCCTTACGCTCTCCGTTAGTTCCTGCAGGTCCAGTGCCTTTGTCCCACCAACGTTTCTCAGTATCGAACCCACAAGCCCAGTTGTTAACATTGGGCTTTCTTTTGCCAACTCAATTGCGCCTCTAATATCCTTCAATACAGTCATTCCAGATGTGGCTTGACGCGATTTCTTGGCCTGCTCAGCATTTGCCACGTTAGCAGCATCTATAGCTGTCTTTGACCCTGAAATAGGTAGAGCGACTGGCGCACCATTTTCACCAATAAACACAGTACCATCAGGGTTGCGCTTCCATACAGTATCTTTAGGCGGGTTCCCAAATGATTGCCCCTGCGGCCCTACATTTACAGTTGTTCCAGCTTTTGTCTGGGAGAGTGCCATCTGCAATGCCTCAGCCTCAGTCTTTGCCGCGCCCGTGCGCAATAGGTCTGCAGCGAGAGCTTGGTACTGATATGTTTTTTCCTTGTCTGGCTTCGGAACTGCAGACAAAGCATTGGCCCCAGTGATAGCGCCCTGACGCACCAAGCTCCCAAGTTCAGTCTGGCCAATTTTATCCAAGTAATCCGCAGTCGCGTTACGCCCCCTTTGAGCTAACTCTAGCTTTTTCTGCTCTTTCGCATCTTCCCTGCGTGCTTGGCGACCTGCCTGAACAGACTGTATAAGTGGCTGATAACGTTGAGCATTTGGCGATCCAGCCAGAGCTGCCATGTAGAGTTGATCTGCAAAGTCACGATCAATCATGCCGCCTAGCAAGCCCCTTGGTTGCTCTTGTTGTGCCGCTTGCTGCGGTGCTTGTGCGCCAATCATGCTGTTACCCCCAAGGATTTTTGCAATGTAGTTTTGCGTTTCTTTAAAGTTAGGCACGCCGCCTGCTTTATCTACGTTTCCCATGCCAGCGTTGTATGCTGCATGAGCAAGCGTTTGGTTGTTATTGTAGCGGCCTAGAAGCTGCTTCATGTACCGCGCACCGCCGCGCAGGCTTTGCTCTGGGTCATAAGGGTTTGTAACACCTAAGTCTTTTGCTGTCGCAGGCATAAGTTGAGCTAACCCCATCGCGCCCGCAGAACTCTTAGCCTGCGGATTAAATGCGCTCTCAACCTCAATCTGGCGCACAAATAGATCGGGGTTAATCCCTTCCTCTTGCGCTATCTTATATGCCAGATCACGTAGGCTCATTTACGCTGTCCCTGTAGGCGTACCAAGTGCTAGTTGGTAGCCAATCGTTGAAAGTAGACCAGTTGGGTCATACGGATTAGTTGCTGTACCAGTCGTGGTTGTCATAGTTGGGAAACGCGATGCCCCCAAGACAGATGTGAGAGCACCAAGTCCCGCAAGCGGTGTGCCTGCAGCGCCTGCAAACTGGCCTTTAGCTGCATCAATAAGTTGCTGCTCAAGTGAGCGCATGAACTCGCCCTGCTGACCAATAGATGATTGCGCCTGCTGGCCCATGTTGAACGCTTGCTGACCAAGTGTGCCTAGCCCAGTTGCGCCTCGCATAGCTAGATCGCGTGACTTGTCAAAAGCCTGCATGCGCTGCTGCGCTGCAATGTCACCCGCCATGCGCCCGTATTCTCCGCCTAGCACGCCTTGTGCTACGCCGTGGCGCGACCCACCAAATGCGCCTGCTGCTGTTGCCTGAGCGCCTAAGTTTTGCTCTGCAAGTTGTTGCTGACGCATGATGTCCTGCTGCGTGCGATCAATAACATTCTGCGTGTAGGGGTTCATCTGGCCTTGAGCCATCTCCCCGAATGTTTGTCCTGCTTGCTGCATTGCCTGCGCAGAGCCTTGAAACACGTTCTGTACTGGTTGATTAGCTGACTGTCCCATAATTAACTCCTAAGCCCGCGGATTTCTGCTTCCAGCGCCAGACATGGCTCTGCCGATTGCGCCCATAAGTCCACCACCGCTGATAAACTCGCCTACAGCCTCACCTATTGTTGGGGTTGGAAGGTTACTTTCAAATGGGCGCACAGTTGGTGCTGATCCCGTGCTACTGTATCCAGTAAATCCAGTAGACATTCTTGAACCTTCATTTCTATAAGGTGCCTGACTATTTAAGAACGTTGTAACGCCCCGATTTGATTGGGAACCCGCGCCAATGCCTGAGCCATCTGCACGGAAATACTGCCCCTTGCTAAAGTATGCCGCATCCGCTGGCGCAACCCGTGGGTCCATAGGATTTGCAGGAGCTGCTGCGGGCGTTCTTGCTGGCCCTGAGTAAACTGGTGTTGGCGCTGCTTTTTTCTCTCCTGTAAGCGGATCGTAACCCAGCGCTTCAGCATAGGCATCGTATTGATCTGGACGAGTTTCGCGGAAGCGCTCAAGTGCGCCCTCGTACATTGGGAATGATGTATAACCTGTCATCCCGCCCATTGTGACTTCTGGTGCGCTGATCTGAGAAGTCTCTGGTGCAGCTAGGCCAAAGGCAGACGCCATTTGACCTACGTTTTCCATCGCCGCGCGTTCCGCTGGGTTAATGCCCGCAACATCTACACCCATGTAAGGAATGTAACCAAGTTCAGCTAACTTCTGCCCCCGTGCCAGCATAGCTGCGTTTGCCGCCGTTACCTCTGGCGGAATGGTCTGTTTAGTTGTCTGCGTCTCAGTAGCCGTAGAACTGCCCATTTTAAAACTCCAAATGCATTGTTATAGAGTGTGGCTTCCAGCCTACTTTCTCTAACGGTTTCTGCCATCCCAAACGACCATCAAATTGAGCGAACGAACAGCCCTGCTTTTGCGCCCATTCTTTCACATTTTCAGTCATTTGTAAAATTTGATCCAATTCGCCACCTGCGAGGAATACATTTATAGCCTTAGTATGATGGTATACCACTATTTCCGTCACAATGCACCCACGCTCTGCAGGCCACAATTGCATTTTGCCAGACGCAATTCCACGCTTGATTTCGTCTAATGTATTAAGACCGCCCGATTTCTCAAGGGCGGCTTCCAGCCAAGGGCGGCAGTAATCGAAAACGCTTATGCTTTCGTGCTTAACCATGCATCCTCGTTATATGTAGAGTTGTGGCTGGTGACGCTGGGGAAAACGCTGTTGCATTTGATGCATCTAGGAAACCCGACGTGCTATCTGCTGCCCACATAACCTGCAGGTAATCTCCCGCACTCACGTCAAACTTAGCAGAGCGCGAAACAACAACCGTGGCATCGTTTTGGTGCAGTGAGTAGATAATAGTGTTGTTTGCCGCATCTGCGTCATTCAATCTGGGCCAGAAGTAAAACTTCACCGTGCTAGACGATGTTGATGAAATCTGCGCAGAAAACATAATGAGGTACTCACCAGCTTCGCTAAACACAATCTTACTATTGTCTGTGGCATCACGGTCAATGCCAACATTACCCGTTGGCGCGTCATATGTGATTGCGTATGCTGTATTCACTGTTTGTCCAGCACCAGTGTCAATTGTAACATCTGTTGTGCGATAGAATGAAGCGTGGCCATCTTCTAGGACAATCTGAACAAACGCTCCGTCTTTGGATACGACAGGATACTTGTTCGCGCGATCCCACAGAATAACGCCATCCTCAGAGGGATTATCGTCTGCGGTCTTGAACCCTAGCTTTGCAAGATTTCCCTGCAGGTAGGCAGAAAGCTGACGCCCCCACTGACGTAGATCAGGTCCAATAGGTGGTAGGGTGGGGCTTGGCACTAGCGTCTACCCCCTGCAGTTGCGTCAATCCGCATATTACCTACCTTCCACTGAGTGGCCTTTTGGCCCTCTACGCGCATACGAAGTTGACGACCTGAGAAGCGAACGCTTGTTGGATTTGTAGGCGTAAATGGCCCGTGAGTAGTTTCAGTCGCGTTGGGATAAAAGCGCGTCTTGAATGTTACGTCTACATCACCCTGCGTAAGCTCATCAGGTATCAACTTCGTAACCTTTGCAATCTGATCTCCAGTACCAATGCTGATTGGCCCTGTCTCAGCGAAGGTTGTTTCGCTGTCAAAGTTGTAGCCAACCTCATGGTCATAAATATCACTATCTGCGTCATGTCCCGCCATAAGGGGATACTGGAATACGCCACGGTCAACACCTGCAGTACGAGAGAGGCTACCTATTAACCAATGGTTTTCTTTATAATCAAGCGCGACATAGCGATCTATCTCTGTGCTTTCCGCTGAAGGGTAAAACCACCAAATCTCGCCATACTGACCATTAGCAAAGGACCAAACCTTTGATTTTTGGTCATAGTTGAAGTCATTGAACACATAGTCGTGAACATCGCACGGTATCTCTGAGACTGCGTTCCCGTCAAATCTAAAGAAGCCACGCTGGCCCATCCAGAAAACACCTATGTCTACGTCAGATGCAGATTTGCGTGAAATTGCACCGCAAGATGTGCCGACACGCTCAAAACCATAAACGTAGGGCGGGCCAAGGTAACGTGCCGTATGCGCGTCTGTATCTGTGATAATCAAAGTTTGTCCGCGTGTGCGGATGCCCTGCATGATTTGACCGTTGGTTTGCAGCTCAATATCGCCAGCCTCATTCGTAGCTAATGGTGTCCAGTCTGTATTGTCCTCTCTGGCGCACCACTGCACCTTGCGAGGATTGCCGCCAGCGCCAAGGGCAAAGATAAACCGCTCTTCGGTTACGACTACTCCAGAGTTGTTTTTAGGGGCTGCGCCAAGCAGAAGAGCCTCATCTTCTGAGTATATTGTGTAATAAAAACGGAATATTTCATTTGTTGCAACATTGGCCGTTACCTGAACCATTAACGTGCCGTCATCAGCAGCAACAAACTCATAGCTATCATCTGCATCAAACCCATTCCCATATGTAACGGTGTTTGATCTCGTAACGTTACTGATCGTGTCGTATGCTATAGAGTACAGTATAGTGTAATTTGTATTTGTGTTTGTGCCATTTATGACATGCTCGCCATTGTACGTCATGCCTTTCTTAATGGGCATGCTGTAAAAACGATGTAGCGCAGTAGTGTTTCCCGCCGCCTGACCTTCTACCTCACCGCCACTTGGGTAAGCGCTAGTTGCCGTGCTGGCGGGAAATGTTGTGTCAGTCCAAAACAATGAGCCGCCTAATGTTTCGCCTGTGCTGGCGCTTGGAAGTATAGTCAGCGTATTTGTTGTCTGCAAATCCCACTGTAATATTCTTCCATCGTCAGAGTGACATGCGATGAGATACTCACCCCAGTTGTCCATTGACCAAGTTGTGGCGTCAAGTGGCACGGTATTCTGCGATAACTGTCTAGGCTGACCGTAATACCCATAACCATACTGCTGACCACCATAACCAAGGTTAGCAGCAGCGCTTTCACGACCTGCTGCAAGGTTTCCAATAGTGATGTCTGTTAAGGTTCCACCGCCCGTCATCACCAAAAGCGCATCATGTGAGCCGCCAGCTAAATATGAGCTGCCATTATTGGTTTCCCATGCATGCATGCCGCGAATAACATTTGTACAAAATGAAGTCTTACGCTCTCGCCAGCCGCCAATCGGACGCAGTGAGTTGTCACGCCAGCGTACTAGCGAACCATCCCGCCAACGCCCAGCTTGCTCCAAGTCGGTGCCGTTACGATAAAAGCCTGCGGGTATGTCTAGCGGTACTAATGTCATGCTGTTGTTCCATAAACTGTGCCGTTATTGGTATATGTAGCGATGGCAGTACCAGAAATAGCTGCGCCACCTGCACCACCAGAGTTTCCGCCCGCTGCGCCCCAGCCACCACCGCCACCACCATATGTGCCGTTGCTACCTGCGTTTCCGTTAGAGCCACCAGTGCCGCCATCACCGACGCCACCGAATGCGCCTTGACCGTATGATGTGCTGACAGTCAATACACGGCCACCGCCGCCTGACGCGCCATAACCTGCAAACCCATCATCCCGTGGCTCTGCACCAGCACCACCGCCACCTGCTCCACCACCCAAGCCTGCGCCATCGTATGAACCACCTGAGTATGCCCCTTGCTCACCGTTAGTACCATTTTGACCAACGGCACCGCCCACGCCTGCTGCGTAAGTTGTGTATGGACTTTCGCGATAGCCGCTGACGCCATTACCGCCGCCCGCACCACCGCCGCCACGGCCTCCGCCGCCACCACCGCCACCTGCTATAAACGCACCAGAAGCGTTGGTTAGAATTACACCAGTTGCATTGTTTACAAGCGCTGGGCCACCCGCCTGACCTGCGTTGCCGCCGCGACCAATAATGTAGCCGTTGTTTGTGATTGTCACCAAGTCATTCATGCTGCTAGGTATGGTTAAACCACCAACAGACGTATTGTCTGACCAGATATAAACGCCGCTATCAATCGTAACAGAAACCCTGCTAGACCCATTCCAACCCTGCGTTGTCAGGTAAGTGCTTAAATCTAGCTCCTGCTGGTTTGTCGTAATTGTAAATTCAAAGGTGCCAGCCGTAGCGAAACCAAAGCCCCTAGCTGACATTCCTCCAAAAGTTGATAGTGCTGGCATTATGCAAAATCCGTCAAACTCGCTAGAACCGTAAAGGTAGCTGATCCTGTCTTAATTATAACAAATGTATATACATCTACCCCACTTGCGTTACCACTGTCTGGTGCAGAGCCACCTTGCCACTTAGGTGTAACTGCAGAGCCATCAATCTGGTATGTGCTTAGGTAGTAAGCTGTAGAACCCTGCGTCATAGCGATGCTTACAGTGATGCTTTCTCCAATGGCAAGCATTGTGTCCAGCGTTGTGCTGCTATCTCCGCGAAAGTTGATTGTGCGGTCTGCGGTTTGGTCTGCTGTATAAAACTCTATCGCTTGAGTTTGGCAGTCAAAGTTAATTGTTTCAGATGTAGTGGTCTGAAGCGTAACTTTTTCCACAACCTCTTCTATTTTTGTGGTGCCATTTAAGTCTGCGTCCGTGTTGATGTAGGTTGCCACATCAGTCATTGCAACTTGCACCATCGTGCCATCGTCGTTCACAACTACGCGATCTGCATCGACAAGAGTTGTTGCTGTTGCGGATGTGCTTCCGTCAACAATATTTATTTCTGCAGTCGTTACTGTCGCACCATCCAGCTTACTAAGCTCTTCTGCTGACGCTGTGACAAAAGTATCGTTTATTTTAAACGCGCTAAAGTTAGGTGATATTGTTGTTTTATTTGGACCGTCATTGTTTAGGGTGTCCTCTAGCTTTGCAATGTTTGTATTGAGCAAGTCGCCCCATTGATCCGCGTTACCGCCAACTACTGGTTGTGTGAGTGATATAGCCATGTTTCAATCCTTTGTTAGCTGCACAATACCACGCTACGCAGCATCCGTCCATGTTTCCGAACCAACAGACTGTTCTGTCCAAATGTCTGAAATGTCTGTCTGTTCTGTCCAAGTCTCTGCATCGACGACAGGCTCTAGCCAGCCGCGCACAACAATGTCTTTTCCTAGATACGCAAATGAACCTGCGTTCGCAGCGACATTCATGTCCTTTAAGAAAGTAAAATCACGCCCAGTGACGGAATAAGAGCCTGCTGCAAAAAATTCGCCAATTCCTACGTCAATCTCTTGCCCAGCAAAAGTGAATGAGCCTGACGCTGTCTCAAAGGTAATCGCAATAACTACTGTAATATCTTCGCCTGTAAGGGCAAATTCACCATTTGCTGCGGCAATGTTCATTGCCTTGGTAAACGATGCATCCTGTCCTGTGAGCGTAAATGTGCCGCTATCTGCGCCGATCTTATAGTTAGCAAACAGCCCGACATCTTGACCAGTGAGCGTGTACGATCCCGCCGACACAACTTTGCTGATGTCTACGTCGATTTCTTGACCTGTGACAGTGAATGTACCTGCATTTGCCAGAATACTGACATGCACAATATACGTCTGGTCTTGACCCGTGACTGTGTAAGAACCCTGATTGACCGCAAACGCATATCCGCGTGTTGAGCCTGCGTCCTGCCCAGTAAGCGCAAACGTGCCAGCATCAGCCGACACATTCATTGCTTTTGTTAGATCAGCCGCACGACCATCAAGCGTAAATACGCCAGTTGGCGCAACGTCTGTGATTAGCTTGCCTGCACCCTGATAGCTTACCGCATAGCTGCCCGCGTCTACTTCGAACGTCAGACCCTGTAGGGCGCTTGTTGCGCCTAGCGGGGTTGCGGCTATGGGGGTAAAGCCAAGCATGTACTATATCCTATTCAGGTTTTACGGGCCAGTCACTCTCTTCTAAGTTAGGCCAATTAGGGTGTGTAGTTATATCACGTAATGCTTGACGGTACTCACGCATAGCATCAGACAAAGGCCGATCAGATATTGCATATTCATCGGTCATACTCAAAAGTATTGTTCTCAGTTCCCTATTTTCATCAGCTTTAGTGGGCCTTGGTTCTGCATTACGTCTTGCAACTTCTTCTTCACTAAGCGGCTCAATTGTTATAACATTTTCCCACTGCTGGGTTTCAGCATTAAAAACCAGCTCTGCTGTTTGTTTCATTGGTGGCTGCTCATCGCTAGATGAACCAGTTAGAGATGAGATTGCTTCTTCATAATTCATATCGAAAAACCTTATAAACTGGGCCACTTAGCGACTGGGTACAAGACACCGCCAATCCAAGCAAAATTCCCTGAGCTACTAGTAAGCGTAATACTACTCAAATTATATCCAGAATAAAGCCATCCTGAATATGCGCTATGCATAATTAGGGCGCTGCTACCATATGCAAAAGTTAAACCACCCCTAAAAAACCAGCCTATTTCACCGTCCCAATGAACGGAACCATAAAAACCTCTTTTCCCTGTTGTGCTGCTTGCTATCCCATAATCAGTCATTCTCATATTTGACGAATTGGATGTAGAAGTTCCTTGATGACTGTTGCCATACCTAGTTCGTCGCTCAAAAGACAGGTTGTTTCCACCAGTAGCCGAAACAGACATGTCTATATAGCTGTTGTTTTGGCTGGGAACACCTTGAAAATCTAACCTCCACCCAGCAGCCCCTCCGCTATCAAAAAGATCAGCGCTCCATCCAGTAGGTAGTGTCCATGTCATTGAACTTACACTGCTTCCAGAAGCAGAATTTGTAGCACCGTCTATGCCAAATATATTTCGTGTGGTTGTTACACTATCAGTGCCATTATTTGTTGTGCCTGTTAGGTCTGGGAAAGTACCCCCAACACCACCTGCTGTAATTGATGCCGCTGTGGTACTGTCGATGCTTGTAATGTTTGTCAGCCCTTGGCTGTTACTGATGACCTGTTGGCCGCCTACTTGTATCGCCATCTTCGTGTCCTTCCACTATTAGCGTTTCAATTCTTCTATCTCAGCCTTCAACTCTTTGATAGCCTCAACTAAATGTCCAATCATGCCGACATAGTTAATCGACTTAATGCCTGTTTCTTCATCCGTCTGCACAACGTCTGGCAAAATAGGTTCCACCTGTTGAGCAATGAAACCATGCCCACGCGTGCCTGTGTCCTTCCAGTCAAATGATACACCTTCAAGCTGTGATACGTCTGACAATGCATTTGTGATTGGCTCTACGTTTTCTTTTAACCGCGCATCTGATGTACTGTTCAAATCACCAGTTACCAAAACATGCGGCGAACTGTTCTTAACCTCTAGTCGCTCTGAACCACCTACAACGACACGCCATTGGTCAGCCGCATGGAACTGCATGTATGTGTTGGTGTCACCGTGATGGACTATCTGGTCTACGCCGTAGATATCATTGTTGTTCATATCTAAGCGTTGGTACATTTCCGTGTAACTTGAACCAATTGCTAGTTTTTCGACATTATTGTGGTACATTTGTGTACCAGCGTTTTCAGTGAGCTTAATATGCCATTCGTTATTTTCGTCGTCGTAGATACCTGCCGTAGTGCCATCAGTCATAAATGACCAACGACCCTCATTAGAGCTATTGCGGATTTGGAGGCCGCCCCATCCAGCAGTTTCAGAAGTAATCTGCAATAGATCGGCGCGGTCTGTGCTTTCTTGCAAGGTTACTCTATTGCCAATTAACACAGAGTTAAATATTGGGCTGCTGTTTACGTTGAACTGAGTGCCTGACAGGTA